ATAAATATACCAATATTAATCAGATGAATAAATATACCAATACCATTCCAATAAATAAATATACCAATATTAATCAGATGAATAAATATACCAATACTAGTCCGATATTATATTATAGAAAAAGCCCAATGAATAAGATTAACAGTAATAATGCTAGTCTTACTAATCGAATTAATAGTTATTAATATTTATTTGTCTTTAATATTTATCAGCCTCGTTTAATATTTTAGTTATTTTATCATTATTTAGTAAACCATGTATTAAATATCCAGAAAATAAATCACTGTCTTTAGTATGGCCAATACAATTATATTCTTTGATATTAGATGAATATACAACATTATCTGATACCATTATTGATCTACAAAGTTGTGTATCATCCTTTAATTTTTTAATATATAATACTCCTTTCTTAACATTAAATTTTTGACAGAAAATTAATAACATTTGTTCTGATGATTTTTCATTTATTTCGAGTTGTTCCATTTTACAGATACTATGTAAATCATCAACTGAAACAATAAATACTTCTATTTTGTCAATATTGGGTTTAATCATATTCCATAGTTCATCAATAAATCCTAAAGCAGGTTTGAAATTAAAATCAATACTAATTTTAATATTCTTCTCAATGCCATATCTAAGTAATTCCTTCCAGACTATCTTTGCATTAGAACTGATTAAAGGTGGTATACCAGTTAAATGTAACCAATCTATTTCTTTATTAAATATTTTCATAAATTCTACCTCATAAATATTTATATTAGAAAATGCAGAATTTTTTCTTTGATTAAATACCTTATTATCTTTGATATAGATTGAACCAAACATTTCATTTTCTGATCTTTGAATAAATTCAGTGTTTACTTTGTTTTTTTCAAGATTATCAATAAATTCTTGTCCAAAATTATTCTCTGGAAAACAACTAATAAGACTAGTTTTTCTTCCCAAACTTGATAAAGATACTAGTGTATTAATTTCCGACCCGCCTAAACTAAAATAAGATTTTGACACGCTTGTTAATTTATTAGATTCTAAATAATTTATTAACAAGGGTTCTCCAAATGATAGTATACTCATTACTTTAATAAATATTTTAAATCGCAGTTGGATGATTTAAAATATTTTTAAAGTATTAGATTCTAAATAATTTATTATATTAATCTAACATTTAATATAAAGTAATATTTGTTTCATTTTCAATATATTTTTTTGATAAGAGTATTGTATTTATACTATCAGAAAAATTATAACTTCTTATTTCAACTAATAACTGTCCATTTTCATCAATACCGAATGCATCAATTATTACTAATGAATCTGACATATTTATTAAAGAATTTATTTTAGCTATTGCAATATTTCTTTCATCTGCATCTTTTAATTTATAACCTTTGCCTTTACATAATATTTTTATTATCTTATGATTATATTTAACAGCGATTATGTACTTGTTAACATCGATTACTTTTAACACTTTACCTTCTAAGTTATATTCTATAATATTATTATCAATATTAGAATCATTTACATCAGCTATACTTGGTCCATTTCCCATTCTATAACATAATTAATAATTTGATATATTATTTTCAATTTTTCCCTATGTGAAAGTAATAAAAAGTCAAAACTTTAAAATATTTTTCTTAATGTATCAGTCAGTTGACTAGTAATATATTCCATTAATACTGATGGTATAAAATAACCAGCTGGTTCTTCACATGTTATGGTTATCCCAACTTCTTCGTCTGTTTCGTATATATCCATTTTACTATTTAAAATAATTGTCCCCATATTATCAGTATGTATCGTAAGTTTACACTGTAATTGGTCGTAAATCAATTTATATTCCTGTTTAACTTCCATTTCTGGTAAACTTAAATATATAATATTAATTTGGGTCTTATAGATAATACTTTGAGGCCATTTAATAAATTTATTAGAAAATAGATTATTTTCAATATTTGGTTCAAATCTAAAAGTATTTGGTTCCAAAGCATCGCTTATTTTATAAAAAAATTCTGGAGTTTTAATAAAGTTTAATAATTCTTTTTCCGAACCATATGATGTTATAAATGTGTGAACAACAGTCATATTACTAATATAATTTAGATATTAAATCTTATAAATTTATAAAATGGCCTCATAATGAAATTCACTATTAAATTTTATTAAAACAGTTTTTGATGAACCAACATTAATTTTTATAGGTTCTGATAAATCTACACCATTTACAACAATAATAGTCGCATTAGTTTGATATAGTTCACATAACGCTAATAAAGAAAGATGATCTCCCCATACACCTTCTTGTGACATGTGGTTAATATATTCTTCTCTAGATTCATATGATTTTAATGTATCTGATTTTAACGCAAAATCTTTGAATCTATTCCAATTTATACTTATATACTCCGTTGCATCTTCTCGTAGTTGCATATGATCAATATCTAAATGTGTTGAAAATGTATGAAATAGACAATCTCCACCACCTTCATTTGGCAATATTATATTACCACCTAATGATATGATCGATGCTTTTAATAAACTGTCTATATCATATAGACTTGTTTGATTTTCATCATCAAAATCAATATCTTTTATTAAATTAGTTGGTTGAGTTTCTGATAGTGATAATGCGATTGTTAAATCCATATCATTTTTCTGGTGATTATCACTCTTTCTTTTTTTTAGATCATCTGAAATACTATATTTTTTTTTATCAGTACAAGCTAAATATCTTAATTTATTTAGATTCATTAATATAGTTAAGAAAATTTAATTAAATTTTATACCTTTACTGTTCGCCATTATTATTTAATAATTTATTTTTAAGTTCCAGATATTTATTTTTGTACTTTAAATATTTCTTAAAATGTATACCAGTTACTTCAACACTTGAGTTTTTATAAAAAAGATCTTCAGATGCAGTTAATGGTTTGATCAACGTATTATAATCTTGAGTAATTAATGGCAATGTATATGCAATTGTATATTTATTCTTGACACATGTGATTTTATAATATAAACCAAGTTTAGATCTCTTAGTCTCAATAGGACTAACATCAGTATTAAAATTAACACCGGATGTCCTTAAAAAAATTTCTATATCAAGTGTAGTTTCTTCCTTAAATTCTCTGAAAGCTGCTTTTAAAGGTGATTCGGTACATACCCTAACTTGATTAGGTAATATTATAAGAATATCTTCCAAAGTATTGAAAAATTGAAGCGGAAGAGAAAGTGTATTAGAAATATTAAATACTTGGGTATCAGTAGAACATGTGCCAGTATTTATTGCACCACCAGGTATACTAAAAGTACTTGTTCTATAACTTTCTATTGTAATATTACGAGAATTATTCATATCATATACGTTAAGAGTTGATCTTATTTGATAATCCGTCTTTAAAAAATTATCTTCATCTATTCCTTTATTCCATAAATTTTCTCGTATATGTTTAAAATTATAAGGGTTAATATTTCCATTTTCTAATCCGTCACTAAACTCACTCAAGGCTTTAGCTGTATTTTCATCTGTTTGTGCTAGTGTTTGTACATTCGTGTAATTGTTTTTCAAACTTGATTTCCATTTGGTTACCCCTTGTGAATCATCTATTGATTTAAATTCACGGAACGACGGACCCCTATGTTTAAATTCAGATGACTTTCCTTTATCTTTTTTAACTGCTTTACTGGTAGATTTAGACGACCTTAACAAGTCAGAACTGGCTGATGACTCGTGTATATTTTTTTCAACTGGTTGACTGGTAGATTTATACAACCCTAATGAGTCAGAACTATCTGAAATAGGACCTCCCAAAGACATATATATTAATATATAATTTTTAAATTAATATAATTTTAATATCATCAATTATTTTCTTTTTATAATTGATAAAATCAGTAATAATAACTTCGGTATGAGTATTCGCATGGTCAAACATCCAAATTTTATTAAACGGCATTTTTAAAAGGTCAAGTGTTGACCCATGATAAATACATATTACTGGAATCTTTAAATAATTCAAAATGTTAGTAATAACTTGACGCCTTGTAGATTCATCCAGTCCTTGTTCTGGTTCATCCAGAATTAAAATCTGTTTTTTCTTTTTTATAGTTTCAAGTAGAGTGAAAACCAATGATAATCTCATTCTCTCACCTCCAGATAATCCAGTAACTTTAATATCATAACTAGCAATATTTGGAAATCTGTTTTCTAGCATAACCAGTTGTAATAAAGATTCTATCAAAAGATTATCACTCTCTCCCTCTAATAAATCTCTTAAACTCAATCCATTACAAGGAATAGCTTCACGTGTTTGTTGATTCATATATTCGAAAGCATTTTGTATTGTTCTTGGGTCGCTTATTCCCTTGATAACTGCCCCATTAACTAACCCCTGTAAAGCGTTAACAAATTGTGTCTTTCCCGCTCCAGTTTGTCCCTTTAATAATATTTTATCACATTCGTTAATAATCAAAGGGTTCGAATGAAGACTAAAGTTTTTATACTTAATTATAACACTACTAACTTCAATTGGAAAAGAAATTGATGAATTAATAAATGATTTTTCTCTTCCGTTAGATTCATGATACCAAACTAGGAACCTGTCGAAATCCATCATATTATTAGTTAGATTAGTTGTAAAATGTGAGATCATACTGATAACACATGTAAAGTTATCAAAAACAACTTTGATTATCAATAATGTCACAAAGTCTTTAACCATAAATAATCCTAAACTAGATATAAAAATAGATATTAGATTTATTATTTGCCTAACATATATCCACTCTAATGTAAACTTTTCATCTAATACATCCATATTATAACTATTTAATAAAAGTTCGTCAACTGACCTCTTGTGATTTTGAAACAGATGTGAAATCCACCTTTTAATAGGAACAATTTTTTTATTATTTTCACGTTTATTAGTCCTAATAATAACTAATTCACTCTGTTTCTTTTTAATATAAGACTTGTAGAAACCAAAATAAATTCCAATAATAAGAGGTAACATGGTCATATACCCTTTAGTGTAGAATACAATTAGACACGACAAACTAGATATTATCATTTTTATAATAGATGGTATACCAGAATCCATAATAGAACAAATGATTTGACCAGAACGTTCCACCATTCCATCGAACTCATTCATATTCTCACATGATTTCTTTTCTGCATAAGAAAGATTATCAAAATAATCATAAACTAGTTTTCTAAATTCTTTCTTTGTTTTATATCCTTGTTCGACGAAATATTTATCTCTACAAATACTAATAATAATAGAAATAAGAGGTGCTGTAATAATAATGAGTTTTGATTCTAGAATTAATCCTATCACTCCTAAAGTCCCAATAATTTCAGAAATTAAGAGAAAAAATAAATATTTCCTTTTATTAGGAATGAATTCCCATGTGGTATTAAAAATATCAAAAATATTATTATTATCCTTCTGCGTTTTTATATTCTTAAATGGGTACATCATATCTTCCAAATTAGTAATACCATATGATAGTTTATGTTCTTTCATATTATTAATAATATATGATAATTTATAATAGTTACATTTCATTTTATCTATAAAATAAGACATAAGAGATTTTTACCATAATATAATAGGTAATTATTTCAAATTTTTTTGATATCATATATTGATATCACAAGGATCTGATTAAATTGTATTTTACCTGATTTCGAAAATAATATTTCTGGTTAAAAGAATCAGACTTATACAGGTACCTGAGCAGAAAGTTGTTGTTTAAATGTTGGACCTGGTACAACTGTTACAGCTGGCACTGTTACAGCTGGTGCTGTTACAACTGGTGCTGTTACAGCTGGCGAACCTGTTATACTTGGCATACTTGGCATGGACATCTTTGTATTCCAAATTCCTGATTTTAAAGAACTGGCACCTCTACTTAAGCTACCTCCAAAATTTTTTAATATATCATCTGTCACATTTCCAGATATAATTGCAACTAGTTCAACCATTACAGATATTTGTTGAATCATTACAAATATTTTGGCAAGTGTTGAACGAGGAGTTATATCACCGTAACCTACTCTGGTTTGTGTTGTTACTGAAAAATAAAAAGCATCAATGAATGTTAAATTTTTCTTAGTATGATTAAATTGTTTATCTAATTGTCCTATTATGAAATAAAATACTGCAAATATCATAATCCATATCATATTAAACAGAAATATAGTTTTTAAACTTAATTTTGTTCCAATAATCTCAGATGGAATAACTCCGCCAATTTGATCTATTATTGTCATTATATACTTTATTAGATTTTATTTTATTTAAAATATTTTTATAATAATTTAAATTAAAAACATATTACTAGATTATTTTAATGAGCTTACCAAAAAATTGGCCAAATAATATAATATATACAAACATACAATCCTTTCAAGATTATAAAAACTTGAAAAAGGATATAACTCCAGGTGTATTAGTAAAACAAATAAACGACCCTACTAATATTCTTCATAATCAATTTGGATTATTTGCTACGAAATATTTTGATGAATATGATGTAATAGGACAATATACGGGTAAATTAGTAACACCCAATAAGACTGGTAGATATGTAGCATATTCTGAAAATTGCGGCATAGATGCGAATAATATTGGTAATGAACTACGATTTATTAACGACTATAGAAACATCGCACCAACTATGAATGTAGTATTTAGAACAACATATATAGATAAAAAACCAAGAGTTCTATTTGTAGTTACAAGAAATATACAAGAAGGAGAACAACTTTTAACGGATTATGGCGAAGGTTATTGGAAAGCAGAAGCTACTTTTAATAATTTGTAAAAGAGAAGCTACTTTTAAGACAAATTATATGTATACGTATAGCAAAAAAAAAAATAAATATATAATATTATAATATGAAAAAATGTTTTATAATATTACCTAATCAATTATTTAATAAAAAATCACCAAAGTGCGATTTAACAAAATATAAAGATAATAAAATTATAATAATTGAAGATCCACTATTCTTTGGAGACAAAGAAAGAATACAAAATTTTAGTAAATTAAAATTGGTTTTACACAGAAGTAGTATGAAATATTACTTTGATTATTTAAAAAAAAATAATTTTGATGTTGAGTATATTGACTATAAAAAAGTTAAAAATTATAGTTTCATTAAGAAATATATTCATGTCAGTATATATGATCCTGCTGATCATTTATTCTTAGAAAGATTTAAAAAAGTTATTGAAAAAAATAAACAAGAATTAGAAATAATTGATTCACCATTATTTTTATTAACACTTGATGACCTAGATGAATATATGAAAAAAAAAGGAAAATCAAAAACTTTTTTTCATAAACATTTTTATGACTGGCAACTTAAAAAATTAAATATACCATATATTAGTAAATCTTATGATGATATGAATAGAAATAAAATACCAAAAGATTTTGATGTTCCAAAACCAGTAATTTCAAAAAATGATAATAATACTAATTATGTTAAAGAAGGAAAAGAGTATGTTAATAAAAATTTTAAAAATAATTATGGAAATACTGATGATTATTACTTTCCCGTTACTCATAAAACTTCAAAACAATGGCTTAAACATTTTCTAAAACAGGGATTATCTAATTTCGGTAACTACCAGGATGCTATTATTAAAGATGAATCATTCTTATTTCATTCGTTGTTATCATCTTTAATTAATATTGGATTATTAACACCCCAAGAAGTAATTGATGAAACTATTAAATATTATGAAAAAAATAAAAAAGAAGTAAAAATTAATAATTTTGAAGGATTTATTAGACAAGTTATTGGATGGCGAGAATATATGAGAATGTTGTATCATGTTTATTATGATGACCTGATAAATTCTAATTATTTTGAGAATAATAAAAAATTAACTAAAAAATGGTATACTGGTGAACTAGGAATTGAACCAATTGATAACACTATTAAAAGAGCTTTTAAAACTGGATACTTGCATCATATTGAAAGGTTAATGGTTATGTTAAATTTTATGGTATTATCTAAAATTAAACCAATTGAAATTTATAATTGGTTTATGGAATTTTCATGTGATAGTTATGATTGGGTTATGATTGGTAATATTTATGGCATGGGATATTTTAATACAAATACTATGAGAAAACCATATTTATCTACCAGTAATTATATTAGAAATATGTCAAATTATGAAAATGATGGTCATTGGAATGAAATTTGGGATGCTATGTTTTATAAATTTTTAACTGATAATAAATCAAAATTAAAAGGAGGAGCTGCTTTTTATCTTAGAAATTTAGCATATTTTGAGAAGAAATCTAACAAAGAGAAAAAAGAACTATTTAGTAAAATAGAATTTTAATTATCAAATTTTCTAAATGTATACTTTTTTTTATTTATTGGCAAATTAATTTTATCATTTTCATTAATATCTCTATTTTTATATTTTATTAAAGGAATTAATGATTTTCCCATTTTCACATAATAATTCCATCTATTTCTTCCAGTTTGTTTTTTATAGATAAACATATAATCTTTACGTTGTTGTCCACGAACATATCCGTATTTCTTAAAATCTTGAGCAATAAAATTTAATCTACGTCTATATCCTCCACTTAAATTTGGTGTATGAAATTTATTAAAAATAGGATGTCCGTCTGTCTTTTCATATATTGTAACTGTATAGTTTCTCTTATTAATTACTATATTATCACCATTATTCAAATATTTAACATGTAATCTTCTCATAAAAGAATCACCGTCTCTATTATATATTCTAATAAAATAGTCGTATTGTCTAGAATCCATATTCATTCTTCCATAAATATTATAAGTTTTTCTTCCAGACCCCTTAACATATGCTACCCCTATTAAAATCATTGGACTTTTATGTTTTTCTAAAAAATGTTGACATCTAGGATGACCGCATCCAAGGTAGCTACAACATCTAAGATATTTATGTCTTTTAATATAATTCATACCATTAAATGGTTCTTCTACTTTACGATTAAATAGTAATAAAATTATAAATATTATAATAAAAAAATACTTCATATATTTTGATCGATATAATATTTTACTTAAATAAATAACTTGTATATTCTATACTTTTACTAAAAATTGAAAAATTTTAAAGTTTTATATTTATTAATACTATATGATTAAGTCAAATACTAACTTCAATATTAACTCTTTAATGAAAGACATAAAAGGAAATAAAATTCTTGATTATGTCTGGAGAACACGTACAGATGAAAAATATATACCACAAGAGTTTAATGGTAGAATTGTTTTTCAAAGTTTTGATAGTTTTCAACAAAATAACAAAAGAATAGGCGAACGAATTAGAAAATATGTATCATTACAAATTAGATCTAAAACAATAAATACAATTGGTGGAGAAAGTTATCTTTATGATATTACTAAAAATGGTAAATTCTACAGTAATTCAAAAAGTATTCATCAAGATTCGCTGTATAATCAATATAACGATGCTAATTTTATTGATTATAATATCGATAAAATTAACATTCTACCGTTTGATACAGTTATTAATCTTACTAGATTAAATATTAATATTATGAAACAAATTAATAATTCATCATCTAATCGATTAATAATTATTAATTGTCATCATCAGGATTTTTGGAAGAAAATTAAACTACTAACTAATTATAAATTAATAATTCGAAAGAAATTTATTGATTATAAATCTAACTATTTTATTACAGTAAACATTTTACTTAGAAAATCTTTTGTTTCATTGGGTGGAAATTGTGCTATAACTTATCAACTAAACAAACTAAAACTTAGAAATAACGCATACCCATTTGATTGGTCACAAGTTAAAATTAATAAAATTATTGAAGCATTTGAAAGTAATTTTAATAATTTTTCAAATGTTAAATTAGATAAATATTCTGATAACCATCAGAGTTATTTAGTTGGTAGTCCATATGCTAAATATGCACATGAAGTATTAACAGATAGTGATATACTATCTTTTGCATCTCATCTAGAAAGGAGAATTGAAAGACTAAGAGAAATTAGTAATCCGACCTTTGTTAGAATTGAAACCTATAATTTTAAAGATATTGATACTTATAGAAACTATTGGATTAAATTATGCCAGCTATTTAATAAAAATTATGATAATAATTATCAAATAATTTTAATTAGTAAATTGAATCCAAACTTGGATAAAATAAAATGGTATGAATATACTTCTTTTGACAACGATTGGACAAATGATAAACTTAGTTGGCTCAACATTTTTAATTTATAATAATATTCAAACTTGTACTGTATAAAAAAGTATTATATAGTATTTAAAATTGAGAACTACCTTTGTTTCCACGAGCTGTAATTTTAAATATTATATTACCAATGATATTATCTAAAGTTGCAACTAAAGATGAAATTAAACCACCTAATGGGGCATCAAATTTAAAGTTAAAAGGTCAAATAATGCACATGTTTGTACATCACAATCAAGTAATACTTACAAATAGTCTAATTATTGCAATTAGTGTTTATGTTTCTAATAAATTTGAGTTTTAAGTAATTTAAAAATAAATATATTAATATAATTATATGAATATATTTATACATCATCGTGATATTAGATATCGTGATAACACCACATTAGATATTATGTCTAAAGAAATTAATAATATCATACCAATATTTATTTTTCCACCGGAACAAATTAATCCAAAGAAGAATAAATATTTTTCAGATAATTTAGTACAATTTATGTGCGAATCACTAATTGAACTAGATCAAGATTATAATAAAAAAAATAGTAATTTACATTTTTTTGAAGGAGATAATATGGAAGTACTAAAAGAGTTACATAAGAAACATAAGATTGCAAATATTGGATTTAATGTAGACTATTCACCTTATGCTAAGAAAAGAGATGACGCTATTAAAAAATGGGCTCAGAAAGAAGATATAAATATTTTCTCCGAAGAAGATATGTTATTAAAAGAAATTTTAAATGGAGAAACTAAATCTCAAAACTCTGGTAATCCATATAAAAAATTTACACCTTTTATGAAATATATTAGAAAAACCTACCAAGTTAGAAAAATATCTAAAAAATCACCACAATTAAGTAAAAAAAATATAAAAACAAAACACTCTATCACTAATAAAGATTTAATAAAATTTTATCAAGTAAATGAAAATGTAAATGTTTTATCTGGTAGAAAAGAGGCTTTAAAAAAACTTAAGAATATTAAAGTACAAAAAAATTATGATAAAATGAGAAATTTTTTAACTTATCAAACTACTCATTTATCAGCTTATATTAATTTAGGGCTATTATCTATTAGAGAAGTCTATCATCATTGTCTTGATAAATTAGGTAAAAATAATGGTATAATTAACGAGTTATATTGGAGAGATTTTTACTATAATATATTACATTTTTTTCCACATGTAGTTGGAAACTCTTTCAAAGAAAAATATGATAATATTAAATGGCGTAACGATAAGAAAGAGTTTAAAGCATGGTGTGAAGGACAAACTGGATTTCCAATCGTTGATGCATGTATGAGACAAATGAATACTATTGGCTTTATGCATAATCGTGGTAGAATGGTTGTAGCTTCATTTTTAACTAAAGATTTATTAATTGATTGGAGATGGGGTGAAAAATATTTTGCAACTAAACTACAGGATTATAATATTTCGGCTAACAACGGTGGTTGGCAATGGGCAGCTGGAACAGGTACTGACTCGCAACCATATTTTAGAATCTTTAATCCATGGAGTCAATCCAAAACCTATGATGTGGACTGTGAATATATTAAGAAATGGATACCGGAATTAGAAGAGGTTGATAATAAAGATATTCACGATTGGGAGAATAAACATAATACCTATGATAAAAAGTTTGTTTCTTATTATCCAGAACCAATTGTAGATCATAAAAAAGAAAGATTAAATACATTAGAAATTTATAAAAAGTATATAAATTAACTATGGTGATAACTTTATGTTACTACTTGAATATAGATTGACTGATAATTGTTGTTAAAATTTATTCACATTTAATAATATTAAAATCTAAATCAAAACACGCTAATATACAATCATCTTCTTTACAATTATCTAATAATTTGGTATTTTCTAAAAATAATGTTAATGTTGTATTAAAAAATGTATCTTCATCCATTCCCATACAAGATCCGTGTTTTTCCCATTCGTGTTCCCATAATGTATCATCGCATCCATGCCAATAGGCATTCATATCTGTAAGTAATTCCCCTGTAGGATTGGTATATGAAACTTTTTTACAATATTCTGGATATGATGTACTATTTAGTTGTGGCCATAATCCGTGAATCATATAATTTGAACTACACCATTTTTGAACTGCTAATTCATAATAATTATATATATTTTCAGAATCTACTAAAAATAAACTAGTTAATAATAATATTTTTGATAACATTTATATATATATATTATAAATTTTTAATATAATTTATATTAATGAATAATGAAACTTTAACTGGTTTAAAAAATTTTATTTCTAATAATATTATTAAAAAAAATAGTATAAAAAATGCTGATATAAATAATGATCAATTAGGTGGAAATTATATAAATGATGACGATTCTGAAATAAATTTCTTGTCTGACAATTTTATAGCTAAAAGTCATATTCCAGATTCTGGATATGGCGTATTCGCTAATAAAGATTACAAAGAAGGTGATGTAGTAGAAATTAATAGATTTTTAGAATTTGTTGATAATAATTCTGGTTTAGAAAATTATGTATTTAAAAGTCATTTAAATAACGATAAAAACATAATTGTATTGGGTAACGGGTCTGTTTTTAATCACCATGATAATAATAACGTAAATTATTACTATATAAATAAAAAAGGATTTTTTATGTATAAGGCAAATAAAGATATCAACAAAGGAGAAGAACTGTATATTAATTATGGTTCTAATTGGTTTTCAAATAGACAAAAAAATAATAACTAATTCATGTGTTTATATAGCGAAAAATTGAAATATAATAGGTTATTAGCAGTATAATATAAATATATGTTCTATTGCGGTCATTGTCATAAAATAATTGATACACGAGATATTA